TGCCGAATAGGTCTTGGACCATGTAGCCATCGTCGTGGGAGTGCCTGCGGAATCGACCTTGATACCGTCCCAGGTGAAAGTAAGGTCTCCGCCAGAGTCCTGAATCTTGATCCGGGAGTAAGAACCCCAGTCCGCCTCAACCCCACTACTCTGAATGGTGTCGCTGGCGATGTCCGGGACGTAGAAGGTCTCTGCGGGAGAGGCGCGGTTATATCCCGAGATATTGAGAGAGGGAATCCCCGGGAACGCGGCTTCCGGCCAGGACCTTGCTCCGCTGTCGGCCCAGAGGTTATGCGAATCTCCGCCGATAAGAACCATCCGAGACTTCACCTTGGGCAAAGACTGGATGTGAGAATTGAGTTCGGCATATTCTTCTGGGTAAGAACCCCAGCGACCGCTCCCCTGCTGCAATCCGATCCAGTTGTCAAACCAGATCACCATTGTGATATTCGGGTCGGTCTCTGCGGCGGTGAGAAGGTTCTTGAACCACGTCTTCTGATCCGTACCCAACATCTTCAGCGGAGAGGGATCGGGAACCGCGTAGTTGTCTCTTGCAGAGCGGAGATCGGCTTGGATAAAGAGAACCCGACCATTCTGCCATGCCTGACCGATTGAATCAGAAGATGCCCAATCAGAAGACCCTGAAATCTGCTTCCAGATTGGGGGAAGTTCGGGAGCACCGCCGCCCAGCGGAGTAGTGCGGATCGTGTCGTGGTTGTCGGGTGTCCAGCGGGTAGCAATCTTCCGGGGGAGGGCACGGAGAGCGTTCAGCGAAGTAACCATTCCACTCCACCAACCTGCGGCGTCCGTCGAGTCTTGGTAGTGAATGTCGCCTTGAATTGTCCAGAAGTCGGGATTGTCTTCCAGGATACGGTCGTAGACGGGGTGGGTTGAGCCGGTGAACATGCAGGAACCTGTAACCACCGTGAACGAACTCGGACCCGTGCGTAGGGTACGTCCCGCCACCTGGACATCGGTTTGAGTGACACCATTCACCTCGAAAGAGGCGGTGTAGTCCGTCCCAGACAGAAGACCCGTAAAGGCCGCGAACCCTCGTCCCGACGTGAGGGTAATCGTCTTCCGATCCACTTCGGTCCCGGCTCGTTTAAGAATCGCCTGGACGACTCCCGCTGTCACCTGTCTCGCACCGACCGTAAGGCTTGTGGCGGAATGCTGGTAAATTCCTACCGTGTCGAGGTTGCCGGTAGCCCCAGGACCAGTAGAAGTCTGAGGGACAAGCATCTGAACGCCTGCACCGTTATTCGAATTGTTCGGCCAGGTCGTCGTTGCAACTCCGCTTGCGGAACCCGTGCCGTCCCGATAGGCCAGGAAGTTTACGGGGTTCGCGTCACCAGCCGTAGCCTTAGACCAGAACCACTTAGTCCAGCCCGTACCCGAAAGCGTGGTCTGTGCTTCGGTCTCCGCCGCCGTGGACGTTTCGGAGAAGAAGGCCACAGACAGAGAATCCGCCGTCGTAGACATGGACGGAGCCTGAGTCGTATTGATCGACCCGCCGTTGTCAACACGTCTCCACGTTGCCCCCAGCGTCGTAGCCCCCAGGGTGTAGCCAGAAGTCGCTCGAATGGCAACGACCGCCCAGAACACGCCCTCTGTCGTAGAGAGGGTTAGAGCCGGATAGGAAGCCGCGTAACTGCGCTCTAGAATGTACCACTTGCGGGTATTGAACGTCAGTGTGTTGAGAACTGTCCAACCTTGAAGGTCGGTAATCGTCGCGGCGGTTCCCGTGTGGGAAAGGTACGCAATGACGCGATCCCCGGTGGTAGCACCCGATGGGTTCGTCAAAGTGACGGTGGCTACTCCGGAGTTACTACCGAATGCCGCGCCGACCCGGGTGGGTGAAACCATGTTTAACCTTGAATTACGTAAACGACCGTTGCGACTGGGGTCAGGGCGTTGTACTGAGCTTGAGTCCCGAGCCACAGTCCCGTTACGCCATTAAAAGCGTTGACCTTGCCGTTCAGAGCGGTCTGCTGGGCGGTCGAGACGGGCTTATTAGCGTCACTCGTATTATCTACGCTTGCGAGGCCAACATCAACTTTATCCAGCGCGACATTAGCGCTCAGGGGTTTCCCGGCTACAGTGCGAGTCTGAGGAACCGCATTCGTGGCAATCGTGAAGACGTTATCAAGATCGGTTGTAGACGCTTTACCCGAGAGGGCGGCTGTCATATCCGAAGTGGATGCCTTGGTAGCTACAACGTCCGACAGGGCATCAATTTCACTCTGCCCCGCATCCAGCGCCGTCTGAAGATCCGTCACCTTGGAGATAGGTAGAGCGGGAATTCGTGCCGTTGCGAATGTTCCGGAAGTAATATCCGGGGCGGTAATGACTACCGTTCCCGTTTTGCCGTTTACGGAATCGACCGCGCCACCGCCTCCTCCGCCCGAGGGTACGCCGTAGATGACAACCGGCTCGGGGGCGAAAGTCAGTTCCGCCTCGGGGGTAGTCGGAGCTACGTACTTCAGAGTAGGCGTAGCCATGCTAACCTCAGTTGAAGTAAGGCGAAGACTTAAGCTCCGTGACAAGGGTGTTCAGGTACGTTCGCGCCGCCGCCAGATCCGCAAAAGATGCAGGAACGGCTGTCAGGTTCACGGGAGCGGTCGCTGGGGCGACACCATAGATTTCAACAGGCTCGGGCGCAAATACAAGATTCGCCTCAGGAACAGTCGGGGCGACATACTTCAGGGTGGGGGTTGCCATTATGCGGGGTTCCTTTCGAAAGAAGTCCTTCTCCCATTCTATCAGCCGGGTACACAAAACCCCTGGCCTGTGGAAGTGCCAGGGGTTGAGTGTTTAGGGGTTAGGCTTACGCCTCTCCCGTACCATCTGAGATAACGCTGTAGTCCGTGCTCCAAAGCACACCACCCGCAACGTAGCGGGCGCGCATTGCGATCTCGTCCGCCTCGAAGTCACCCTCGAACGGGGAGACAACGCCGCCACCGACATAGTTCCCGGCGTTTGCCTGAACTCGAAGCTCCGGAGACTCGTATCCCCGCAGACGAAGGAGTTCCAGAACGGGGCGACGGATCGCGCCAGGCTTCGGGAGAACGATCCACTGGTCACCCGTGAGGAACGTGGTCTCAACGATGTTCAGACCCGCGAGGGCCGACATGTCGCCGGGGCCGAACGTGATCGAACCGTCCTGGATAGCGATAACCTGGCGGTTGAGCGCGTACTCAATGAAGTCCTTAGTGCCCGAGGGCACGACAACGTTGTAGCCGCTCGCACGACCGACCTTGCGACTGTTGATCTCCACGTTCTGAAGCTGGATAATTGCGGCCCAAATTGCCTCGGGGGAGATGGGGGCGTTCGGGGGAACAACCGTACCGTCCGGGAGGGTCTGGGTGGCAAGCTCGTTCGTGGTACCGTTCACCAGAGCGTCGTAGACCTCACGCTCTTCGGTGTCCAGGGCCAGGTTCAGAAGCTCCGTGGGGATCTGCTCAAAGAAGCCCGCAACGTCATTGACGTTCGACTCCCACGACCAAGTGAAACGGCCACCGTGCTTAGCCAGCTTGGCGTAGAACGCCTCCTGGCCCGTAACGGTGATGTGCGGGTAAGGCGTGTGCTCGGGGATGGTAACGAAGCCGCCATCCTCGTGAACAGCCGAACCCGTGACCGAGGCGTAAAGGCTCTGGAGTCGGACCGGGCCGAAGTCCGGGACGACACGAACGCCTGCAACCTGCGACCAAGTGCGCTCAGCAGCGTCAAACTGCGGGATGGTAACCGCAGAGATCAGGTGGGCAACGTTGAACGGGAGGTCCGTGGAGGAGAATGCCTCCGCAAGCTGACCCTGTGCAATGCGGTCGCCTCGCATGGCCTTCTGGAGAAGTCGATCCGCCTCCGTGACCTTTGCACGGGTGATGTGCCCGTTGGCAGGCTTCAGTCGCCCATCAAGGGTGAACTCGTCCTTGTAGTCAACCATTATCGCGTTCCAATCCGAACCGGGACGTAACCGCGGGTCTTGTCATAATCAGGCGGGAAGTCAACGTAGCCGTAGGCCACGACGGTGCTACCCGAAACAGCCGCATTGGTGAGAACGCCAGTTGCCACCACGTAGTTGACCAGGGTACCCTGAGCCGAAGCGGCGGTAATGCCGGTGATCTCAGAAGCGGGCCACTCCCACGTTCCATCGAACGCCAGGGTAACCTGCTTGCCGACGAGGCCTACGCCACCATTCGGAATTCCCGAAAGAGTGCCGAACCCTGCGATGGTCTCAGAGGTCGTGTGGTCGCCGGATGCCGTAACCGTCACCGCGGGGAGGCCCGCGAGGGAGATAACGGGGCGACCCGAGTCATAGGTGGCCGCAAGCGTCTCAACACGGTTGTTCATGTTGTCGTTGCGGTAAACGAGGTTAAGTGCCATGATTACTTAAACGCTCCAAACTTGCTTTCGGTCTTGGTGCCGAAGTCACGGCCTGCCGACTCGGTAACCCGACCAGCGGCCTCCAGCGCAGCTTCCTTGACGGCCTTAGCCGACTCGATTGCCGCCGTAACGTCCTCGCCACGCTTTGCCGCAGAAAGAATCGCCTCGCGCTGAGGAGCCAGAAGATCCGCCTCATCAACAGCCTTCACCGCGGCGTCGTAGGCCTCAACGGCGCTAGCAACAGCCTCGGCGTTAGCCTCGATCTGAGCGGCCTCTTCGGCCTTCTTTCCGTTTTCGGCAACGATGGCGGAGGTAAGAGCGTCGATCTTCGCGACCAGCGCGTCAACCTTCTCTTCCAGTTCCATTTCGTTTCCATTCTCCTCTGCCGCGATGACAGTGGTTTTCTCCGAACCAGCGATTGCCGATTCGTACAATTTCTCAGCCAAGCCGCTGCCCACAAGTCCGGGACGGGCTACGAGGTCTGCACCGTTCAGGCGATCCTCGATAATGGCGGTGACATTCCCCTCTTCGTCAGACTCGCCAAGAGCATAAAGGGAAACGCCGCAGTGGGGTCCAACCTCTTCCACAAAGGCCTTCCAGTGAGAGAAGACTTCAAGCTCCGAAACAACAGCCTTGTCCTCTTCGCTCCAAAAGGAGCCTTCGGGATAAACGCCCAGCATGTCCTTAGGGTTACGGGTGTCATCGTGATTGATGAATGCCTGCCCACCCGGGGCGATAATCTTGTGGGCGTCACGTCGGAACATATCCTCCGAGTACGTGCCACTGGAGCCGACGCCTGGGCGGGCCACAATTACGCGCCAGCGATTACCGACCTTGGTGGGGGCCTCGCTTACAGACTCTCTAATCTTCACGCTCATACTTATTTAATTCTATCAGGTCTATTCAGACATACGTTCGATTGCAGACTCAATGCGCTCTGCAATTTCACCCATTGCCATTTCATGCCGCAGGTTCTCTGAGCTAATAGTGTCCGAGCGCTGATCGTTCGCGCCTGCCCCGCCCGAATTCGTTCCATTCGACCTCCCTTGGTCGGGAGCCGATTGCTGAGCGGCAGTATCCTGAGGCTGGGAGCGCATCTTCAACGTTTCGGGGATATCCGAGGACTCACCCACGATATCCATAATGTCCAGCGCCTTCATGCGGTACTCTTCATCGTGAAGCGTCGGGGACAAAAGGGTAAGCGCCTGAGCAGAGCGGTACTGGTCCGGGGTCTCCAGCGGCTCCCAGGTAATACGCGGACGCTCAAAGCCCATAACTTCGAAGACATCCTGGAATACAGAAGACCATTCCTTCTGCATCAGGATCATCGCATTGCGGTTACCGGGGACAAGCGCATTGGCCGATCCATACGACGAACCCGCCGCTGAGGAATCGTTGAGCAGATCCATGTTGGACACGTTCCACGCCATTGCCGCCATCGCCGCAACGGGACGGGCCTGGCTGAAGTCGTACCCGCGGCCTGCGGTAGAGACGGCAGAAAGTTCCTGGCCCTCCGCCATCGAGGCAGTGCCACCGTGACCGCCGAAGTTGGCAACCTTCACGCCCGTGGACTGAACACCCTGCTTGGTCTTGTTCGTGACCTTGAACAGAATCTTCGCCAGGGACTCGTTAACGACCTGACCGTACTGCATGATCTGGCCGTAGGCTTCTGCCCAGTGAAGTCCCGCAAGTCCGTCCGGGATGCCGAGAACGTGCCCCACCTGACGGTTCGCTCGGAGATCCACAATGATCGTGTCAGGGTCTACCGGGATCAGACCCCCCGCACCGTCTGCGTAGTAACTGTGCTTGGGTCCGTTGTAGCGCTTGGTGTAGTACCAGCGCTTCTTGACGCTATCGGGGGTGCCGTCCTTCGTGTCCCACGTCCGCTGGTAGGCGATGACGTTTTCGGGGAAGTTCGGGTCAACCTTGATGTTGGTCACCTGATTGAACGGGATGCGGTTGACGGTCTTGGTGCGAGTGTTGCAGGCAAGCAGAACGTTACCGCTAATGAAGCGAGCCTTCTGCAATTCCTCCCGGGCCGTCTCCGAGAAAAGAGTTTCCTGGTTTACGGTGTCAGTGTAAAAACGGCGAATTCCCGTGGGGCGTCCTGCACCCTTGGGCTTTTCGGTTCCTTCGATGTAGCAACCTCGTCCGAACACGAACCCGGCATGGAGGTCAACCGCGCGCTTGGGCATACCGGCTGCAACACGGGGGGAAATCTTGTCGGCAATAGCCTGGACTTCATCAATTTCCAGACCCTCCAGGCGCTCGCCCGAAGCAATCCCCGAAATCAATTGCCAGCCCTGATCCTCATAAGCCATCATGGCTCGAACCTCGGCCATTGACTCCTGGAGCATTTCGTTCTGGTCGTTCAGACGAGAGATTTCTGCCTGCATAGCCTCAGTTGGAAGCAGTTCGGTGCGAATGGAGTCTTCGCGAAGTGCCTCATACGTGGCTCGTTCCCAGTTCGTCACAGGCAATTCACTCCAATTCGCAATAATTCCGCTTAATCCAGTTTATCAGGCGGCTAATTCACAGCAATGGACGGCCTGGCATCGACAACCAATCCTGAAGACCCCAATCAGGGATCTCATCTCGGTCCGCCGCAACCAGCGCACCTAGCGGCATTGCGTTATAAGGATTCCCCGTCCAGGGCGACATATCCGCCGCCGCCATAATCACTGCGTCCAGCCGGTCAGGAGAGCCACCGATCTCGGTCTTCATCTCATCCTTGGGCGTGATCTGAACGGCGCCTCGGTTGTTGAACTTGAACGTGATGATCTGAAGTTCTTCGCGCAACTGGTCATCGTCGTAGTCCAGGTCGATCTGACCCTCAACCATCTGCGTGCGAAGAGAGTCGTGTGCGTAGCTTCGCTTATTGCTCCACTGCGAAATGTCCGGGCTGGAGGAGCCGTTATCCCATCCGATCAGAGAATAGCCACGGTTAGCGAACTCGTCAAGGCGATCCAGCATATCGTAGACACCGCCACCGACACCCGTAGAGTCAATGCGAACCTCGACAGCATTATTCTCCACCGCGAACTTGTGAATGCGGCGAGCGGAGTCCACAAGGTCACACTTCGCCCACGTATCCTCCACTCGGAGGCGTCCTGCCCGGTTGGTAGCGATGACTGACTCATCCAGACCCCAGCGGGCGATGTCAACGCCCATGATGAGCGGAGCAGAAAGGTCTTCTTCAATGTCCTTGTCGTAGGAACGATCCAGCGCCGACTGCGGGAAGAATCCGTTACCGCCGTCCTTGGGAAACTCACCCTTGACCTTTGAGAGATAACGAGCATCGTGCTCTCCCCAGATTCGTTTCTTGTGCTCCACCCACGACACCTGCGTGAGCGACTTCATCATCCGCTCTTGCATCTCGGGATCGTCGGGGTAGACCATCTCCCCCGTGAATGTGGGAAGTTCGAAGGAGGAAATCGAGAACTGGTTGTATTCGTCCTGGTACTTCTTCTCCGTGAAGATTTTGTACCACTCGGTTCCCACATCATCCGGGTTACCGATTCCCGTGAAGCGTGCCTCCGCTCCCGTCAGGACGGCTTCCGCTGCGGTGTACATCCCCTTGGACATACC